TACCCAATACATTTCCACATTTTTCTTTTAATATATTTTGATCCATAGTAACTAATGATGTTAAATATGAACCTGCTACTCCAAATGCTTTACCTGTATTTTCTGTAGATAATCCACTTGTAACCGATAACCCACGTAATTGTTCATTTGCATTTTTAATACAATCTGTTTCTGGATTAGTTAAAATACATTTAGGATTAGGTTTAGCCATAATTATAATTATATTATAAAATTATTATAATTATATTATAAAATTATTATAAAATTATTATAAAATTATTATAAAATTATTTATTAAGTTTTAATATTATTTATTATATTCAAATTTTCTGCTACTTGCTCTTTATCATCTTCTGCTTTATCTTTATTCTTATTATTTTCTATTATTCCAGTATATTGATTTATTAATGATAATAATAATAATATTACTAAAATACTTATTAAAAATTTAGTATTTATTTTCATCATTTTATAATTATTATATTATAAAAGCAAAATAATATTTTAATAAATAATATTATCTTATATTAATAAATGTTATTTTTAAGCAATAATAAAAATAGAACACAACTTCAACCATACAAATCAAAGAACCAAGAAACATGGAAAAATGCATCAAATAATAATACTATAATTGTTGCTAAAAATGTATATAATGAAACACCTAATAATTCATCAAATTTTACTCCTTGGCCTAAAACTTGTCAAAGTAAACAAAAATATAAATTCAATGCAAATCCCATTAAGCATTATAGAAAACAATATACAAATGCTTCTTCAGTTAGTAATAATTCTATGAGTAATAATTCTATGATTGGGTTTTTAGATAAACCCGGTAATTATATTGTAACAAATAGTAATGATTGCAAAGATTGTGGCTTACAACCATCTCAAAATATACATATTACATTATTTAATAAAAATGAACCTTCTCCACAACCAGGAGATTGGTCTTATGATTCTTCTAAAAATAAAATGGTTTGTATTGGTTGTAATCCACAATCAATGGTTATAAAACGTGCTACTACTGTTATTGAACCAAATTATTGCACCTCTAATAAAGAATATTTATATAAAAAATGTAAAACATTTACACAAAATTTACCTAATTTTGTTGAAAATAGCACTAAATTTGACGGCGATGGTACAATGACAACTGAATCTTGTAATAAAGACACATTTAATTGTAAAATAACATTTAATCCATCCAATCAAAAATATAAAACACAAGGACCTATAACTAGCAGTTCTCGTATTAGTGCTTTAAAATATGCTTGCAATGATGAAACAAATAAAAAATGTTATAAAAATGGTATTAATAGTAAATGTAAAACTAATGATAAAGATTGTAAAACTAAATTAGAATTATTACAAAGCAATGCTTGTTATGGTTGTTTAAATGATAAAAAATTAAGAAGAAAAAGAATAAATATATTAAAATAAACATTTAACAAAATTTTAATCATTATTATATATTTTTAATATTAGTAAATATATAATAAAGAATAATGAATACGACAGAAAATACAAAACAAAACGCAGTAGAAGCAGCACAAGCAGCAGAAGCAGCAGAAGCAGCAGAAGCAAGAGCAAACCAAAACGGAGGTAAAAAAAAGCATAAAAAAACAAAAAAGTATAAAAAATCTAATAAAAGAAGGCATAAAAAATCAAAATATCATAAAAAAAGATAAATTAATAAACATTTAACAAAATTTTAATCATTAAAATTCTTGTTTATTGTAAAACTATATTTATTACACCAATGTACTGATTTTTGAATATTCAAATTTTTCAATACATTTATTTTATTATTAAATTTCTCAATGTTTAATTTAATAATTTTATTATTACTTGTATCGCTAATATCGCTTATATTGCTTATATCATTTGTTTCTGCCAATTTAAAATCATCGTTAATATTAATATTATAATTTAATATATTAGTTAATTTTGAATCATTTTTTGTATTATTTTCAAGTATATGTATATTTGAAGGCGGTGAATAGCAATATATTTCATCATCTATTTCTTTATTTTTTTGATTATCATTATTAATAATAATATTAATTGATTCAGAAGATAATACTCTTGTTTTTTTAGAAATTTTATTTTCTATACTTTCATTCTTTTCTTCATCACTTAAATCATGATTGGTTTTTCCAAAATTCAATTCAAAACTATTATTTTTATTATTTAAATCATTATTATGAAAATCAAGATTTTCAAGATTCAAATATTCTCTTATCAAATTCAATGTATTATTAATATTTTCAATTTGTTGTTGCCCGTATATTGCATTAATTTCTTTTATTTTATTTACAAACATATTTGGAAATGTTTTGTTAAATAAACTTTTAATATTTTCAATATTACCAATTATAGATTTATAATTTTTTAATAATTCATTTTTTAAATTATTATTATTTGCCTTAAAATACTTACAAATAATATATTTTTCAGAATTAGCAACTCTACTTGTATGTGGCTTATAAATGTAAATATTTTCATATAAATTGGACAATAAAAATAATAATTCAACTGTTTTAAATTTAAATATATCAAAAATTTTTAAAACAAAATGTCCATGCTTTTTCTGCATTATTATTGCATATACTATTTGTGAAAAAATTAATTTTAACGACATCTCTTCTTGATTATTAAAATCTACTGAAAAATCTATACCTCCGTCACCTGTAATATATTCCATACTAGAACCATATTTTTCATTAATATAATTTAAATTAGACTCTAAAAATAAATCTCCATTTTTTGATTTACCATTTTCAATAAAAACGTTTTTATTATTATTTAAAAATGTTTGACTTTTTTTCCACGATGGAATATTTACATCGCTAGATATTAATGTCATACCATAATAGTTATCTTGTTTGTTTTGTCTAACATAACTAAATGCTTCAATAAAACCACCGGGACCTTCTGCCAAATGAAAGCAATTGATATCATATTTTTCATCTAAAAAATTAAAAATATTTATTATTTCTATCATTTTAAAAAAAGCACGACTTAAGGGTTTATATTTACATACTGAATAGTTTTTCCCAAAAATATGCGTATGAATATATTCGTGTGGATTTGTAATTTTTTTATAATAATCCCAATGCTCTTCATAAATATCAATTTCTTCTTTTATTTTTGTTAAATAATTATATAATGAAGGAGATATAAAAGGTTCATTATTTACTTCTGCTTCTACATTTGTCTCTGCCTCAGACAACCCATCAAAATAACTAATATCTAAACTCAAATCTTTAAAATTTAAACTTGGAATACTAATATAAGCCATTGAATAATATTAATAGTATTTTAACTAATATTATTAAAATTATAAGTTTATGTTCTTTTAATTAATTATTTTTTTATCTTTTTATTTTTTTATCTTTTATCTTTTTATTTTTTTATTTTTTTATTTTTTATCTTTTTATTTTTTTATTTTTTTATTTTTTTATTTTTTTATCTTTTTAATTAACGTTTTCTGCGTCTTGTGCGTCCTTTTTTCCCCCTTTTCCCTTTTGTTTTATTAGCTTTTCCTCTTCTGTGTTTTCTACTTTTACCACCTACAAGTGTTTTATTACCGACGGGAGCAGTTCCCGCGGTGGGAATAAGGGTGGCGGGATTAATGGTGGCGGCGTCCAGGGCGTTCACATCGGTGTCATTAAATATGGCGTCAGCGTTATTTATTACGTTTTTCACACTAGAGTCTGTTAATGTTGAATCTGCTGCATTTACTAAATTAGTATAAGTGGTGGCGTCTGCGTCCGGCACAGCATAAAAGGGGGCAGCGGCGATGTCTTCTCCACACTTATCTGCATTAAAATTACCATCAGTTAGTTGAATACCTCTTAATATTTTAGTAGCCTGATAAATAACTTTTTGTCCTTTATCTACAGCATGAGAACCTAAAATAATTGCTTGTGAAAGTGCTTTGGCGGATTCTGTGTCTCCAATAAGTATTGGAGTAGCCATATTTATATTTATACTATATAAATATAAAAAAAAATATTTATAATATTTATAATTATTGAACTATAATATTTTTTATTTTTTTTTAAGTTTTTGTTTTTCTTCTTTAAGTTTTTGTTTTTCTAATTTAAGTTTTTGTTTTTCTTGTTCTTTTGTTTTCTTTTTTATTTCAGCTAAAGCAATTTTTTCATCTATTGTTAATTTCATTTTGCTTAAATCTTTTTTTATTTCTGTTTTTAAAGTTTTACCGGGTTCTGCTTTATCTTCCACAATTAAAGGAGACATTAATTTGCTTAAATCATCTTCTTCTATTTCTTGTTCTTTTTCTTTTTTTTCTAAAAATTGTTGTGCTAATTTTTTAGACTTTTCTTCAATAGATTTTTTCTCTTCTTTTAATAATTCATTATTTAAAGCTTCTATTTCTTCTACTACTTTTTGTGATTGCTCTAAATTCTCTGTTTGAGACTTAATTTTTTCTTCAATAGCACCTTCATCAATGTTTCTAACTTTCTTAAATACAAAATAATTGTTTAAAAATGAAATTTTCTTCTCTTCTTCACTCATAGACAAGGAATTTCCAATTTTAAACTTTAAACTATGTTTTCGTTTAACTTCTTCATTCATAAATTTATACATTTCTTCAAATGAACCTAAAGAACCTGGCAAATCTAATTGTTTATATTCGCTCTGATTTAATAATACAAAACCATAATTTTCCATTAATCGCACTAAATAATCAAAATTTACTAAATATTCACGAAATGTTTTATTAATTGATTCTTGAAATACATCAATTGCATAACCAAAACAACTTTCATCATCATTGAATTCACTTTTTGTATAACGTTTACTAATTTCCCAAATTTTACTATCATTTTTAAATAAACTTTTACTTTCACCTGTTTCTAAAGATTCAAGCATATTAAACACTCGTTTACCATCATAACAACCACCAATAAAGTAACCATTAATTGCTGTACATTGTGCTACATTTTTTAGAAAACTATGCGCAATGGTTTCTGACTCAAACATATAATGCAAAGCAAATTGAATAGAACTCACATTGAAACCGTTCTTAGCAATACCATAATTTTTATAAACACCTTTACCAAGTGTAATTTCATTTTTTGTTCCTTCTCCAAAAATTGCTTTAACAATGGCTTTACTTTTTTCTGTAAATAATGCTTCACCTGATTTAATATTTACAGAACTATTTCCATTTAAAAATAATGCTTTTGGAAGATTAGTAAATTTATAACAATAATTTAAATAACGAGCACAGGCACCGTCCATTCTATTTTCAATATTATCTTTTGATAAATCAATACCTAAAATAAATGCTAAATTGGCATTAATCCATTTTGGTAAATCACCGCCTTTACCACAAGCATAATCAATTAATGTTTGTCCTGGTTGAAGTGTATTGTTGATTAAAATATTTTTAACATATAAATTATGGAAATCACGTAGTCCACGTGTTTGTGTCTTATTTGAAACTTTATTGTAGTAAATATCATCATCTGCATTATCAAATACAATATTATTTCCAGTTTTAATAATTTCTTCGCTAATTGGATTATGAATTGATTGCCAATTGGAATTTGCTACGTGATATGCATTGCCAAAATTCTTTGCACCTGCTCTCAATTCGCTTGTTTTATCGTAGCGAACACGCAAAGGTGTCCATCTCCAAAATTCGGGTTTGGAAGAATCATAACTAAATTCAACAATACAATAATCTTCAATTTCTTCATTTTCTAATGTATAAATTTTGAGATTATTTTCATTATTTGTTGTTCCAAGTATATTACAAATACCAGCATTATTATCGCTTGGATTTGTTGGATAAAATTGCATAGGTTTATAATTACTGGAATATGAATCTTTATTTAATGTAGAAGGTAAATAATCATTAATAACATCATTAAATGGATTAATATAGCCGTGTTTTGATTCGTCAAAACCAACAAGTAAAAGAAGTGTATAATATTGTTTTAAATCATTTGCTCCAGTTAAAGAAACTCCTCCAGTATGTAAGTTTGATACAATATTTTTTTTAAATTCATTTTTTTTAAATTTCACTAAAAAGTCAATAGTATTATAATGAGGTGGTTTCCATTTAAATGATTCTGTCCAAGTAATTTTATAATTAGGTGCTAATTCTCCCACTTTTTTACTTGCTACACCTGTATCGGTAGGTGTAAATATAAGACCATCTGTAGTATATTCATATAATCCTTTTTCAATATTATTTAAAATAGTAGCACAACCACTAAAAATATTTTGTGCATAGAATTTTTTAATTTTAATAGTAAATGGCAGTTTTGCTTTTGGATCTTGTAGAATAAATTGAATATTTAATTTTTTGATTATACTATTTAATATAACCAATCTAAATTTTGCTGCTTCTTCTTTGGTTTTTTCATCTTTTCCAGTTTTACTTTGTGGGTCATCATCTAACCCATCTTCATCTTCTTCTTTAGCTAATTTATCTTTTGCTTCTTTCATTTCTTCTTTCATTTCTTCTTTTTTTTCTTCTTTTTGTTTCGCAATAGTTGATACATCAATAAACGGAAGCATTGTAACATTTTTTCCATTTAAATAGTAAATATCAAATGCTGCAAATAAATTAATAAATTGTCCATTTTTATCGTGTAAAATGTGTTCTCCATCCATTAATGTATTAAATATTTCTTTAACACTAGTAAAACATCCTGTAAATTCAATATTCATAGAAGTGGTTAATAGATAAATTTTCCCATCATTATTAATATAAAGTAATTTACGCATTCCATCTGCTTTATCTGTAACAGTATAATTATTTCTAATATTTCCAACGGCTTTAGTTGCATTATTAATATCATCACTGTTTAATAAATTAATCATTTGTAATGTAGTGGAAGATGGTCCTACAAAATCTTTAAAGTTTGTTTTACTATATTTTGATTTATCAAATTCTGGTCCTTTAATCAATTTATAATAATTATTTAATACATTAGATTGTTCGCTGATAGTAACTGGATATTTTGTTTGTTGTAAGCCGATTAATATAAATTTAATAGTTTTTTTTAATAAACTATATAAATAAATTCCTGTTTCAAATTTTGTATCAATACCAATTTGTGTATTATTGCATTCAATCTCAATCTCATAATGTTCAACCGAGTCAAAAACTTCTGAATCTTTAATATTAAATTGCGGAATCATTTTTCCACCAATTGCTTTAGATGTTTTAACAATACTTAAATGAATCATAAATGGAATTGATGGATGACTATATTCAAATCGTTTAATATATCTGAAAATTTTTTTAGTAGAACTCCATTTATTAATAATTTTTTGTATTTTTTCATCAACAATTTCAAAATTATTTTCTACCTGAAATGCAACTCTAAAATTATAATCGTCAAAATCTAATGGATAAATAGGTTGTTCTTCAAATCTAAAATATTCTTTTTGTAAAAAACTTACATTAGCTGGGTCAACAATACTATTTACACTATTATTATTACAATAATCTTGTATATTATTTAGCCCATCTAATTGTGTTCTAATTTGAGAAAATTCATTATCCATAATAATTTTTAGACTATAGTTTTCCTTTACAAGATTGAATCCATTATTTAAAAGCGATTTCGCAACATTAGCAAAATCTATTTTAGTAATTGATTTAATATTTTTTGTTCCAAACCGCACTTCAAATTCTGGATTACTATTTTCAGGAAACTTTGTTAAATTTTCCATATAAAGATTTAATAATCTTTTGAATTTTTTAGTATCTTCACTATCATCACTTGATTCAATAACAGATTTTAATTTTTTAGATACTTTATCAAATTCACTGTTTGATAAAGGTGAAATTTTTGATTTAGCAATAGATTTAGATTTAGATTTATCTGACATAATATATATATTTGTTTATTATTTAAATTTAATTAATATATATATCAATTTTAATTAAATTTGTTTTATTAAATTATCTTTTTACCTTAATATAAAATATTTCACTCAATATTTAATTTAAAATTATTTCTTAGTATTTTACATAATAAAAAATATTAATTTTAGTAAAAATATTTTTAATTTTATTTATGTAAAAATCAAAATAAAATTAAAGAACCTATTTATCTTCTTCTTTTTGTTGATTTTCTTCTTTTTGTTGATTTTCTTCTTTTTGTTGGTCTTCTCTTTTTTCTAGATCTTCTTCTTTTTGTTGGACTTTTTCTTTTCAATTTTTTGCCACCAGTGGCATCATCTCTACTATTTGTTTTGCTGACACCTTTATCCCACCTACTTTCATCAAAATATTTACCAAAAGCTATTTTCTCAGCTTCTAATTCATCTAAATACTTATCCATTAAATGTTTATTTCTTCCTAAAAAATCTTTTTTACTTCTATACGCTGTAGTAAAATCTTCCCCAGAATTAACATAATCACGAGCCAGTGAACTTTTAAAAAAATTATTTATTTCTGTTATTTCTGCTTCAGTTAAAGGCTTGTTATCAAAATAAAATTTTGCCAGTTTAAATACAAAATTAGGTATATAAAAAGTAGCTATAGATGCTTTATTTGATAAATCTTCTAATGGGGGGTGCCCTTTTTCAATAACGCCGTTACCATAATTCTTGTCCTCAGTAATAAAATCGTAATTTATTTCAGTGTTAGTTCTTTTAAAATCATCTAATGATATTTTAGACTTACTTACTCCTATATTTCTACCGAAACTTCTTAACATTATAATATACCTAAATATTTTATTTCAATCTTAATTTCAATTTAGATTTCAATTATGATTTCCATAATGTTGTAAAATTTTTTTTCTTTTCTATTTTTACTCCGTCTCTATACAAATTTCATTATTTTCTGGTTTCTCTTTCTTCAAAGTTGCTTTATATTTTGAACAACCACGCATATGAGCCATTAATGACTGTGTTTTTTTACCAATAAATCCACAATATTTACATACATTTTTATTATTTTGAATAGTTGATTCTAAAAACTCTTCTAGATATCTTAAATAAAATTTAACTCAATAATTTTAAAATTTCTTCATATAAATCTTTTTTTGTTTTCTTTTTATTTGCTTCTTTATAAATATTAATTTTTAATTTGTTTGCAATAGCAATAAGGTCTTCTGATTTATATGCACTAATTGATTTAAGTGGTTTATTTAAATCCTTTACAAAAAAAGACCTTTCTATAATGGTTTTAATATTTTCTTTTTCATATTTTGGTTCAAATAATTCAATACTAAAATTATTAGTTTTTTGTGAAGTATTATTATAAACCAATTTTAAAATAGTATAGCTTGTAAAATCACTATTAGCAAAATTATCATCATTATCTTTATCCTTTTCTTCTTCTTTTTCTTCGCTATTAATATCATATGAAAAATGTGTATAAGTATTATTGTCTTTTAAAATAATTATATTTTGTTTATAAAGCATATTTAAACATTCAAAAGTATATAAACTAATATTTTTACTATTTAATAGCTCATCTTCAACATAATTTCTTCTGAATTTATAATATTTAATATTTGTTTTAAAATTATCTACATTATTTTGAATTTTTTCAACTAATTGTATTTTAAAATCTTTTTCAACTTTAAGATGATTTAAATATTGTATATCCGTGTCTTCATAATTATTTATAATTTTATAAAAAGCCCAAAATAATTTATCATCAAAAAATAATTTCTTCTTTTCGCTATATTTGCTTTGAGCTTTATTATAATTATTATAAATTAAATTTTTACTTACACTTGGTTTAATAATTTTATTATTATTTTTTTCTTGTATGTCATTTTTATTTATATAATTTAAATTTTTTACATCATTTAAATTATATAACATATATTGTTTCAAATCTTTGACACATACGCTATTTGGGTCTAATGAAAACATCTGCTTATCATATTATAATGTTAAATAATCTTTAAATTGTTTTAATAAATATTATTATTTTAAATTTAGTTATAATTATTATTTTAAATTTAGTTATAATTATTATAATTTAAATTCAATCTGTGTCATTAAAATAATTTTTTTGTAAATCTTTTTTTATTACTTCCACATCATTTATATTGTTTTCTTGTATATTAACAAAAGTCAAATATTTATTAATTTCATTTATAATATTAACGTCAATATTGTTTAAATTAACAAATAATCCATTATTATTTTCTGTTAATTTAATATTATTATTTTTTAATATTTTTGCAATTTCAATATGATGAACATTATTTAATAATTCTATTTGTTTTCTAATTTTTTCTAAATCATTATAATTTGTTTTTTTATAATTTTCTATATCAATTTCCTCTTTTTTGATTTTATTTTCTAATACAACTTCAATATTTATTTTATCTGCAATATTAATTTTATCTGCAATATTAATTTTATCTGCAATATTTATTTTATCTGCAATATTTATTTTATCTTCTTCTATATTAGCATATAATAATTCACTCATTATTAAAGTATATAAAAAAATATTTTTATATACTTTAAATTATTATTTTCTAATTTCTAATTTCTAATTATTATTTCTAATTTCTAATTTCTAATTTCTATTTTCTATTTTTTTTAGAACTAGATTTTGAACCACCCGTTAGTTCGTTTAAACTAGATTCTTTGTTGTCAATTTGAAGTAATTCTCCAATTACAGAAATAAAACTATCATTTAATTCATACCGTTGTCCAATAACTTTTACATTAATTATATCATTTAAATTAATTTTGGAAAATTCTTCATTATTATAATTATAATCTCGTGCGACAAATATTAAATATGGGTTATATGTTTCATTTAATTCAGCACGAATTCCTACCTTTGTTATAGATTTTACAATACAACTTAACTCCATAGATTCTACTAAATTAGAGACATAACATTCATATACTACTCCAAATTTTATATAATTAGAATATAATTCACCTGAAGAATATGTAATAATTTTAATAGAATCGGGTTTTATATAACCATCTTCTATACATATTCCTTCTTTTTTTTTTAAAATAGTTGTCAATGTTTCTTCTAAATTATTATTTACATATTTAAAATCAATATTTATTGAATCACTAAGTGTTACTTTTGTAAAATAGTCATTCTTTATACTTTTTTTCATAACTAATTTAGTTTTAGACATCTCAATTAATATAATATTATAAATAAATCTTTAATTTATTCAATTTTATTTATTTATTTATTATTAAAATATTTTATTTTAAACTAATTTTATTTTAAACTAATTTTATTTTAAACTAATTTTATTTTAAACTAATTTTATTTTAAACTAATTTTATTTTAAAATTTATTTATTAATGAATCTCTTACATTAAAAAACCAAATATTATCATCCTTTTTAATATTATTATAATATCTCAACATGATTTCAACTAATAAACATAAATGTTTTGTTTGTAAGTTTGGTAATTCTTTTATATTAAAACTATCAATTATAGTCTTTAAATCTGTCTGTGAATGCGAAGAACAAACCTTTCCAGAATTATAATTTCCATTCTTCTTTGTACTATCTTTTAATTCTTTTATTTTAAATATATAATTATATTTCATATTATCATCATTATCTAAATCAATTGTTTTAATAAAACCTAAAGTATTGTTATGAGTTAATAAATCTATTTTATTATAATTAATACTTTCCACAAAATCTTTGCTATAGTTTAATGGTGTCCCAGGTAATAGTTTATTATTGTTCAATACAAATAAACTATAATTAAAATCTTTTGCAAAATCTTCTATATCTTTTTTATCAATAATTAATGGATCAAAAATAAACGCTTTTTGATTACCACTTATTAACATATTTTTAGTATAATATTCTTTAATTATTATAAATAACTCTTTTTCTATATCTTCAACATATGGAACTTCAATAGAATCATCAAAAACATATTCTATAAGTGATTTATGCGATTCAAAGTTAAATTTATCAATTAAAATTTGTATAATAAGTTTATTTACTTCTTTTTTATTTATTTTTTTTGATGTTTTATCTATTTCTAATTCTATTTTATCACTTAAATCAAATAACTTATTTTTAGATTTAAAAATTTTAAATTTTTCTATAATCTCTGCTAATAATCTTATATGCGAATTTTTTGATTTTAATTTTTTTAAATATTCAGTATTATTAAACATTATATTATTATACTCTTCACATAATTTACTAAAAATTAAATTATTATTACCTTGTCGCGTTGTATATAAATCTTCATTTGAATCGGCAAATTTATCTACTATTTTAATAGTGGCATTAGCATACATTTTTTTGTCAATCGGTTTTTTTATGCTATCTGGAACTTTAAATGTTAAATTATCATTATTGTATTCTATTGGTTTTATTTTAGAATACATTGAAGAATTATTGTATTCATTGGTTAATGGTTGAAATATATATAATTCATCAATATTTATAACTTTTCCAATTTTACCATATTTATCTTTTATAATATAGTTGGAATTTTCTACCAATTCTGTTAATGCATTATTTATTGAATATATGCTATAACTTTTGATATTATTCAAAAAACTTAATATTTCTATTTTTGTATAGAAATATTTTTCTAAAAATAATTCTTTCACCTTATTAATTATACTAGTATTATTTGTTTCTAAAAATGATTCATTATAGCTTTTAATATTGGTGTCTTCTATTTCACTATATTGATCCTGATTATTACAATTATATTTACAAGTTTCCATATAATCACATAAAGCAGTTTGTGGTCTATCTCCAATAGTAAATTCTATAACTTCATTATTTGATAAAATTTGCTGCAATTTGGATTTATTATATTTTTCCAAAACATCGGAATTATAATTATTTAATTCAATGTTCAAAATACAATCAACACTTGTTTCTTTCATCAATCTAGTTATTTTACCTATTTGTATTGCTTTTATTTCTGCTTTTCTATATAATAACATATCAACTGTTTCTGTTGTTTTATTTTCTAATAAAGATGTATGCATAAAAATTTTCGCATTTCTTTTTACTAATTCTAAATCTTTATGACTACAATTTCTTATTCCCCGCCCAATAATTTGCTCCATTCTATTGATATTATACCAAGGTTCCATTATATGTATTTGTCTAATAAATTTGAAATCAATTCCCTCTGAACCTGCCATTGATAATAATACTACTTTTATAATATTTCCAGTTACATTGTTACTGTCTGTTATTGCCTTCAATTCTCCTTTTAAATTATCAGTTAATAATTTATCACCAGTTATCATCATATAATTAAATTGTTGTTTTACATCGCTTTGTGGTGTTGTAAATAAAGAATTATTGCCAAATTTCTTATAACCATTGCATTCTAATGCAAGAGCCATTGGAATAAGTCCGGCTTCAATAAATTGTGAATAAATTATAATTACTCCTTCTGAATTTTCAATGGTATCTAATATATTTTTAATTTTAATACTATATTTGCCTATATTTTCTTTTAAAAAAATATTTTCACTTGATTCGTCTATAAATCTATAGTTATATTTTGTTTTATCACTAGATGATGTTAAAATACTGTGTAATCCATTTTTTGCTATTAAATCTTCCGAGTTTATATTTAATTTTGGAAAATCATTAAATGGTGTGCTTTCTAACATACTATTTGGATAAACAATATTTAGCGCCATCAATGGTTTTTGAAGTTCTGTATATTTAAATGCAGTTGATGAATGAAAATCTGTTTTATAAATAATATAATTATATACGTGTTCTTGGTATGTATTAACATTATTTAAATATAAATCAAAAAACCGGATTTTATCATCTATTCTATTTTTTTTTAAATCATATAAGGGATAATCTATAGATGTAATGCTTTTTTCTTTATTATAATCATTTGGTAGAATTCTATAAGGAAATGTAAATGGATTATCACCTTTTACATAACTTATATAACCATTTAATTTACGTTTTAATAAATCTTTACCTGTTTCATTATTATCAATATCTGTTACAAAGGTTCCGTCATTATTAAATACGTCACTAAATTCAATAGCACTGCGTTTATCATTTAAATTTAATAAATTTGCTATATAAATTATTTCTTTATAATCATTATACATCGGTGTTGCTGACATAAGTACTAATTTCATATTATAAACATATTTCACTAGATTTGATAATTGTTTTGCTACTAATTTACTTGATTCATCGCTACTTGATTCTCTAATATTATGTATTTCATCTATAATAATTAATCTATTTCCAAAAAATTTTTGCAATTTATTTTTGATTAATTTATTTTTTTCTTTGCTATTTAATGTTTTAAAGCTGACATTATCTATATTTGATTTTTTTATTATTAAATTTGCAAATTCAATATATCCCATAAATAAATAATAACTACTAATTATATTATCAACTATTTTTACTACTTTTTCTTTTGATACACTAGATTTTAACATATTTATGTCTTTTAAAAAATTGTTTCCTGCACAATTGTCAATACTGTATTTACCATTTTCCAATTTTAATTTGCGTTCGTCAAAAAGCTGTAATTTAAAATTAGTTTGAACACTGCGCGATGCAACAATGATTATTCTTTCTTTGTAACCATTTAATTTCAAAAACTCCCGCGTTTCTTCTGCTATACTTATTGCTGAACATGTTTTGCCTGTTCCTAAACCATGATATAAAAATAGACTATTGTATGGTGTATAATTTGATAAAAAGTTTTTAATAAACATTTGATGTGGTAATAGTTCAAATTCACTATTACACAATTTTTCTGCTTCCTCTTCTATTGATTTTATTTTTTCAATATCTACATTATATTTGTGTTCTTTAAATTCTTGTAAATTTGAAATTTTTATATTTAATAATTCATCATCTAAATGTGGATATAAATAATCATAATTTTTATAATATTTATCGCTTTGTTCGTTTGTATTAATTCTATTTAATAATTCAACTGAATTTAAAAAATATTGCAAATCTTTTTTTGTTGTAATATTATTTTTTGTACTTTCTAATATTGATTCGTCAAAATCTATATTATTAATATTTTTTTTAAATATATTGTATAATTCCATATTCTTTATTTTTTTTGATTTAATAAATGCTTCATCTTCTAAAAAAAATTCATCTGCTTTTTTTTCTATTTCTTCATCACCAGAATCTTCATCGCCACTTTCTTCATCGCCACTTTCTTCATCAGATGATTCTTCATCGACGGAATCGTCATCATCTACAGAATCGTCTTCATCGACAGAATCGTCTTTATCGACAGAATCGTCTTTATCACGTGAATCGCGTGAATCGTCTTCATCACCAGAAACGTCTTCATCTTGTGGTTCTTCTACTTCTGCTTCTACTTGTGGATCGGCTGCTTCTTCTGGTTCTTTTAATTCACTAGATTCTGCTTTTAATTCACTAGATTCTGCTTTTAATTCACTAGATTCTGCTTTTAATTCACTTGATTCTGCTTTTAATTCACTTGATTCTGCTTTTAATTCACTAGATTCTGCTTTTAATTCACTTGATTCTGCTTTTAATTCACTAGATTCTGCTTTTAATTCACTAGAATCTGTATCACTTGAATCCTCGTCTTTTGGTACTGCTTGTGGTAATAATTCTGAATTAGGTAAATTATTTATTTCTTTATATTCTATATTATCTGGTTTATCACTCATCTATATATTAAATATATAGTTTATTAGTTTTTAATAATTTATTTAATTCAACTAATATATTTTTTTTTTCAATATTATAATCACGTAAATACTCGGATGCAGTATTTATTGAAACCCATTCTATTTTACTTATTTCATATGTTTGATATATAGTTTGTGGTTTATTATTATTATTCATAAATCCTAAAAAATATTTATGTTTATATGATTTATAATTTGAACCAGTAAATATTTCCTCTAAAGGTATTATGTTATGTAGGGTAATAATATCGGTTTTATTGTATCCTGTTTCTTCTTCAAATTCACGCAATGCACACATTATATCTTTTTCTTGAAAATTACGCCGTCCTTTTGGAAATCCCCATTCTGGTTCAATATAATTATTTTTACATTCATTAATAATAGTCTCTAAATTTATAAATTCATTATTTATTTTATATCCTTCTTTTAATTTGTTAAATTTATTATTTGATACTTTCTCTTCATTTTTGTATTGTAATGCAATTTTTATGCCCCATAAATAATTCCATAAACTTTGAAAATCACTATTTAATAATTTATTTCGTTCACCAATTGTCATTTTTTCAAATGTATTTAATATATATTTTTTATCTTCTAAATTATATTTTCCTCTCATAAAATCTACAAATGCTAAACTATCTTTTCTTTTTATTAATAATACTTCATAATCATTTACCGCTTTTCTAAATGCAATAATACCTATACTTGTAATTGGTATTTTACATTGATGAAATAAATGTCCTATTTTTCCGCAATTATTGCAAAATGTTGTTTTTTTTATATTACTCATTTTAGCAAAATAATTTTTAAACTATATGTAACTATTTAATTGTTTTTATATTATTTATATTTAATGAGTAATATAAGTAATATATTTAATCCTGAAATTTGGGGACCACATTATTGGTTTTTTTTATATACTATGGCTCTCTCATATCCATTAAATCCAAATGATGTTTCTAAAAGAAAATATTATGATTTTATACAAAATTTGCCTTTATTTATGCCTGTTTCAGATATTGGTAATACATTCTCTCAGTTTTTAGACCGATATCCTATTACACCTTATTTGGATTCGCGAGAGAGTATGATAAAGTGGGTACATTTTATACATAATAAAATTAATGTTTATCTAGGAAAGCCAGAACTCACATATTACGAAGCAATGGATAAATATTATCAAAATTATAAATTAAAAGATGTTAAAATGAGAGAAGAGAGAACCAATAAACATAAATATATTTATGGTGGAGCAGTTATTTTATTGGTTTCTCTCATAATTTTCCTATATTTTTCAAATTAATATTTGCAACAATAGTTATAATTATATCTATTAAATATAAAAAGCATTATTTATAAATATAATAATTATAATTAATAAATATAATAATATATTAATTATGAAATTAGAATTATTTATTGGATTAATTGTTTTAATTTTTGTTGCAAATATTTATTTTGAAGGAAAGATTTTAGCAAAAATTAAATCATATCAAAAATATTATAAAATGGCATTTATAGCATTTGTAGGATTATGTGTATATTTATATTTAAAGCGTTCTCCACAGCACGCAAAAGAATTTTTCAGTAACGCAAATGGTTATATAAAATATTTACCTATTGATAGAAATACAACGTCTATGGTTGCTCCTTTAATAGATTTTACAGGAAAAGCATTGGGTGATTCTATAAATTCTAATTATAACGCTCAGCATGCTCAAAATCAATATAATCAAACTTTTCAAAGTTTAACACCGCAACAAAGACGTTTATTAAATTCCGGAAATAAAGGAACAAAACGAAGCGTAAGTGAAACAAAGAAAAAATATGTAGCAGCAAATCAAAATTGGAAATGTAAGCATTGTACGAAACAACTACCTGGTTGGTTTGAAGTGGATCATGTAATGAAATTAGAATATGGGGGTTCAAATAATATAGACAATTTAGAAGCATTATGTAGAGATTGTCATGGTAAAAAAACCGCAATGGAGAATTTATAATTATTTTAAATTATTTTAATCAGTTTGTTTTTTTCTTGACATTATTATAATATAATAATACTATAATTATGCCAGTTGGTGGTTCTAATACTGATGGTTTTTTTAAATCATTATATAACCTATTAAAAGGGTTATTTGAATTATTATTATCATTTTTTGAGAGATTTAAAGATGGTGCATTATTTGTTTTTGATTATATATTAAATGAAGAATATTATAGCAGATTTATTTTTACAATATTATTATTAATTTTTAGTTTATTATTTTATTTAATTTATTATGTAAATCCTTTTAAATTATTCAATTCACAAACATCACAATTAAGTGTAATAATAATTGCTTCATTATTTTTAACAATATTTTATTTTATTGTTTATAGAAATAGAAAACATGATGATAATAACCCTCCTAATCATTATTTAAATAATACTTCTATAAAAACTGAGATAGATAAAAGTAGTCAAGAAAAAAAAAATGAGTATGCAAGAAAATACGAATTTAATAAAGAAAATTACAAATTTTCATTAAAAGATCCATTAATAAATTTATTTAAATCCTTCTTTTCTTTATTAGGAATTGTTTTAATACCTGTAATAATAATAAGTTTAATTTTTTCAGCATATCATAATTATCATAGTTTATTTACTATTACAAAACTAATACTTGGGATTTTTATAATAATTACAACATTATCAATAGTTGCATATATAGTAAATATACAATTAAATAATATTAATTGTTTAAATAAAGACATACATTTCTTTCAAAAACTAATTTGTATAATAAAATATTTAATTTTCTTTATACCCTGTTTGTTAATAATTGGAATAGAAAAATTAAAAGAAGACCTTAAATTAACTCCAAAATCAATATATTTATTATTCATTTTAGAATTAGTATTAATATGTTTATTTTTCTTTATTCCAGTATTATTCAAATATTTTGCCAATTTAAATAAACACAATTTATTGGAAAATAATCAAATTTATTATACACACAAATATAGACATATTGCATATTATCAATCTCTCAGAGATCAAAATATTAAATCAGTTAAAGATGAGTCAACAAGTATTAGTTTATTTGATAAAGATGATGACCCTGATTGGAATTTAGAAACAAAATTTAACGGAACAGACAATCCAAATAAAAATAGGATTAATTATACTTATAGCATAAGTTTTTATTTATATTTAAATCCACAAGATAAAAATACAAACGAAGCATATAGCGATCCAGATGGAGTAATATTATTTAATTATGGCAATAAACCCGTTATAAAATATAATGGATTAACAAAACAATTAACAGTTGAATCTTGTGATGGTAAAAATAATGACTGTAGTCAAAAAACAACAATATTTAAATCAAATGATAAAGAATATAATAATTATAATTTAAAATATCAAAAATGGCTTTATTTTGTTATTAATTTTAAAGATAACAATTTAGATATTTTTATAGATGGCAAACTTGTTGGTTCAAAACCAAATATACCAAATTTTGTTACCAATGATAATGTAGAAATTGGTGATAAAAATTATAAAAATAAAAATGGCATTTATGGTAGTATTAAAGAAGTAAATTATTATAAAACACCAAGACCAAATAATAATATAGAATTTATATATGATTTAACAAAAAATGAATAAATACAAAATTTAATATTTAATATAAATAATAATATTTAATATAATATTTAATTTACATTAATTTAATATAAATAATAATATTAATTTATATTAAATATGAATATTGCTAATATTATAATCATCATAATCTTAATATTAATAATAATATGGTTATTAAACAAAGTATTTTTTTCAACAAATAT